GCAAGGTGCCGGATCTGGCGTGCGAGCTTCTTCCGCGCCGCGGTAACGTCCCGGCGCATCGTCTCGACCTTGGGCGCCAATCGGGTGTTCTCCGCAGTGAGGGCCGCGAGTTCGAGCCGCAGCTCCGCGTTACGGCGCTGTGCCCGCTCAACAGACAAGCCCGTCGTGGCCGGCTGGGGGCTTGCCCCACGCTGGTACGCCATTACGCTGCCACCTCCGCGAAGAGTGCCTGCTGGTCCTCAACGCGGCCCCACGCCAAGAGTTTGGGCAAGTTGATATCCGGGCCGAAGGTCAAATATGTTCCATCCACAGAGTCGCATCCGATCTCATGGGCATAGCGGTACCGCTTCTCGCTGTTGACGCGGCCCATGTGTACCCACTTGCCGCGGGTCTTAGCTTCTTTGGTGAGGGCGCGTGCTGCGGCGCCGAGTTTCCATTCCGTGGATCCGCCGATGAACAGGACATCGAATTCATCCCAGGGGACTTCGAGGTCTTCCAGTCCGTCCTGTGCCACGAGCGCGGCAGGGTAGCCCAGTGCTCGGATTTGCGGGAGGAAGGGGAGCGAGCGTTCCATCGTGGCCACGGCGTCCCCCACGACGTCGGGAGCTGTCGCGAACAGGCAGTCAGCGGCGGCATGTGCGTTCTTGGCCAACCATGCGAGCCACTGGGTATCCCCTGGGTAGCCCTTCCCGAAGCAGCCGTTATCAGCGCACCACACGACGCCTGCCGGGCGCCTGTTGCCCTGCGCCGGGGTGTCAATGTACCCGATCTGCGCGTCCTCCATAGCGGCGATCACAGCCGACCCGCAAGGATTGGCGAGGTAAAGCACTGAACCTCCATGTCCGCCGTCGTCCAGGAAGACTCCACCGAGATGAGGCTGATTCCCCGCTCGGTGGACAGATCGTGCCGGATGAGATCAGTGAGTGCCTCATGTGAGATTTCGGATACCTTGAACCCGCTGATGTATTTGCGGAGCGAGTGGAGCTCGAACGTCGCACCGTTAGTGCGCCAAGTAATCGTGATGGTGCCGTTATCCACTTCATCTACGAACGGGCAGAGGTGCTGGATGGGTGAGGTTGCGGTGACGCGCACATCAGCAGTTGCCGGGACGATTGTCGGGCGGCTCATGCTGCGCGCCCGTTGATGAGGGTGTGGGCGCTGGACCTGTCCCGGCCCATGGCGTCCCCGGCCTGCTGGTAGGTGGCGCCGGCGGGTGTAAGATCGGTCATGAAACCATTCCTCCCAGGTAATGGTTGGCCCGTCTGGACGTTTCCGCGTCCGGCGGGCTTTTTCGTTTGTCGGTTCAATCAGTGTACTCACTGTTGCACAGTCTTACCAACTGATACGCGGGTAGTCACGGCGTGTCGCGCACGAAAATTACGTGACGGTACTCAGGTGCGCATTGTTGACCTACCTGGGCGCACAAAAAAGGGGCCGGCGTCCGAAGACACCGGCCCCTCAAGGGACTGGTCAGAAAGGCGGAGTCGTGTCGTTCCCGCCCCAGGGGTCAGACGCCGGCTGCTGCTGCGCGGGCTGCTGGTTGCCGTTCCCCTGTCCGCCGCCCCAATTGTTGCCGTCCTGGCCGCCGTTCCCGCTGCGCTGGGTGCGGTTCACCTTCGCATTCGCGTACTTCAAGCTGGGGCCGATCTCGTCAACCTCCAACTCGATGACGGTGCGCTTCTCGCCTTCCTTGGTGTCATAGGAGCGCTGCTTCAGCCGCCCGGACACGATTACCCGCATGCCCTTAGTCAGGGATTCGGCAACGTTTTCGGCGGCTTCCTTCCAGACGGCGCAGCGCATGAACAGGGTTTCCCCGTCCTTCCATTCGTTGCTGTTACGGTCGAACGTGCGCGGAGTCGCGGCGACCGTGAAGTTTGCCACCGCTGAACCGCTCGGCGTGAAGCGGAGCTCCGGATCTCCGGTGAGGTTGCCGATGATGTTGAGGGTTGTTTCGCCTGCCATGGTGTTTACGCTGCTTTCTGACTGTTGATGATGTTGTGTTGCGAATCTGTGTAATTCCCTGCGTCGTCCAGGTAGACGAACCGTGCAAGCTTGGGGATGAATACGGGCTGGGACTCGATCTCGTAGTCTGTGCGAAGCTTCCAGCCTTTCGTCCGAGCATCCTCAGCCAAGTCGGGGTCTGACTCCACATCCGTGTTCCAGGTGGCACAGACCAGCAGCCCGTTCGCTACCCGGTTGCGGGACTTCACACCGCCGTGCCCGCGGCCCTTGCGGTGGTGGTGGATCAGGTCGCCCACACAGGGGCCGCCGGCGCCGTGGATGACGCAGCCAAGGTCCCTTGCGGAGATCGCGATCTTCTGGGCCCTGTTGAACCCGTTCACAGCAGACTCCTTTCGCAAGGCCAGTGGGATCCGCGGCGCTTGGTAGGTTTACCGCAGACCATGCAGGAGTGCCGGATGAGCCAGCCAATCAGTGCCCGCATCATGCGGCCGGTTCTTCCACGACGTCGTCAGCCTTGGACACGATGAGGTCATGGACGCCGGCGATGTGCTCCACCTTGTGCTCGTCCGCCTCCAGCGCCTTGCCGAGGTCCGTTGACTTCGGCAAGTACGGGGCGAGAGCGCGGATCCCGGACTTGCGGGCCATCTCTTCCTCATTCGTTCCCCACGGGGTTTTCTCCCAGCGGTCCGGCCGGCGTTCGATGACCTTATCCTTGGGCAGGTACGCCCACACAGTGCCGGCGCCCTTGATCTTGGCGATGGCCACCACGCCGGTCCACTCGCGCTTCTCCTCATAGTCGGCGGGGGACCAGTCGAAGAACCGGCCGCGCTCACTATTGGCGCCGTGGTCGAACTTGTCACCCTTACGTACGAGGAACGATTCGATCTTCTCGATACGGCCGGACCGGTAGGCGAGTTCGATGTACCCCTGGTAGCCGATGATCGGCAGGCAGGTCCACGTCTTGACCCAGTTGTCGCCTTCCTTCTTGGACACCTGACGGGGTGTCAGGTAGAAGTGGCCGAGAGCGGGGCCGATCTCCAGTTTGAGCTGCGCGGCGAGCATGATGCCACCCAGCAGGGATGAGGGCGTGGCCTGCTGGAGCTGAGGGGATGCGGACACGCTGGAGATAGCGGCGCGGACGAAAGCGGCAGAGTTCATGGCCCCGGCGAGCTGCGCTTCGATGGCGGGCTGCTGTGCCTGCACAAGGTCGCGGGCGGTCGGGTTCTTCTTCTGCTCGACAGCTTTGACGGCGGTTGCTTCTGCGAGCGGGCTAGTCATTGTCCTTGGCTTTCTTCCGGAGGAACGTGCGGGTTGGTGCGCCGGTCTTCAGGTACTTGGGATACAGGTCCGGGTGGTCGTTCTGGAATGCTTTGTCGTCAAACCTGGTGGTTCCCTTGCGCGGCCGCCAGGTGAACAAGGTCTGCCCTTGGTGGGTGAGTTCGACAGCGTCCTGCATGGCGATCTGGAGTTGGAGCTTGACGGCGTCTAGCTTGCCGTTGATCTCGACCGCTTCGGCCTGCATCAGCCCGTACGCTCCCCAGAGGTCGTAGAGCGGTTCGCCGCCCTCAACTTTCACGTCCGGGTCGCCGGACCAGAGGAGGGCCGCGTCGTCCAAGGTGATGGGTTCCGGGGCGACGCCGGCCAGGATGTTGCCCTCCCAGAATTCACGGGTCAGCCGGATGAGTTGCTCATGGAACTCAGGGTCAGCCGGCACTCGGTAAAAGTCCGGGGTGTTCCCGCCATGCAGGACCACAAGGTAGCCGTGCGGGGCGCCCATGATGAGGATCTGCTGCTGGATCTGGATCTGGTAATTCAGGGGGATACCGTCGCCCCACGCGTCTTTCATGAACGCGTCGGAGGACTTGATCTCCAACGGGACAACGACGTCGCCCTCCACGATTTTCCGGTCAGGTGTGGCGAGGAGCCACGGGAACTCTTCGGACTTGATCAGCCCGGGGGAGCCGGTCACTTCCAGGTGCTTCGTGTCCCGCACCCACTGGGCGATGGGCTCCTCCAGACGGTGGCCCCAGTCCTGCCGGTCCGACATTGTGTCGTCAATGGAGTCCGAGAGCTTGTCCAGGTAAACCGACAGGGGAGTGCCCCACTTGGACAGCCCAAGGACTGATGCGGAGTCGGATGCCCCAAGTCCCTGCTTCCGCATCCGCAGCCAGTGCGCGGTATCCGGTGCCGGATCAATGACCGTGTAGCTCATGCGTGGGCCTGCTCTCGGATGGTGACGCCGTGGCCGGCGAGCTGTGCGTCGGTGGGTTCGGTGAAGGGGCAGTCGCAGTAGCAGATGTCTTTCCGGCAGTCCCCGCAGCGGACACGGCCGCCGCAACAGCACTGGGTGTTCATGAGTCATCCCTCGATTGCAGGTAGCGGTCGTAGTCGTCGTCCATGCGGGCGTCGGCGTCGTGCGCGGAGCAGAGGTCGCCCTCTTCGAAGACCTCGTTATCGCAGTACTCGGCTTGCTCTAAGCGGGTGGATGCGTAGGTCTGCGCGGGGCAGTAGATGGGGTCCGCGGCGTGGGTAGCGTGACAGTTCACGTCGTGAAATCCGATACCACCGCAGGACTTGCAGATCATCACTTCCCCTCACACTCCGGGCAGCCGGTGCCGGGGCGGCAGAGGAGGTGCGTGTCGTGGTGGCGGGCCGGGGCGATGGAGAGGCCAAACCCGATGAGGAGGAGCAGGCAGGGGAGGATGGTCCAGGTCACGCCGTCACCGCTTCGGGCGCCTGGAGGGCTGCGACGTCGTCGGCGAGGGCTGCGGCGTAAGCGTCCACGTCCTCCATGGTCTGGAGCCAGTCCGAATGCTGGAACATCCCAGGCCCGGACCAGTGGGCCCAGACCTTCACATGGCATTCGTGGTGGATCCAGGATTCCTGGTCCGCGAAGACCATGGAGATCTCGAAATGAATGGACGGGTCGATCGTCTTGGCCTGTGCGAACAACGGCGCGACGCGGGTGTACGCATATTGGGCGAGCGCTAGGACGGCGTTCGGGTTATTCTGGGAGATAGTCACCATGACTCCTAATCGGTTGTGGTGGTTTGGAGGTCCGGTAGTTGTCGCTGCCGGGCCTCTGTGTTGATAGGAACAACTTATCATATTGTTCCCCAAAGTTACTAGTCTTGGGGGTGTTTTGGGGAAGAATCTTCCAGAACTTCCCACACCCCGATCGGCCGGCGGTCAATCACATACCCGGCCAGGCCACGCGCCTCCGCGTCAGCGGCCGCACCCTCGAACGTGTGGAACCCGCACGAGAGCGTCACGTCCCCGGACCGGGCCGCGTACTCCCAGCCCGCCTGCTCCACCCACCCGGAACGCTCCACGGCCTCCACGGCGGCACGGGCTTGCACATCCAGCAACTGGTCCGGGGTGTGCGCGGCGCCCTCGGAGTCGTTGATCGCCTCACGGACAGCCGGGAACAGGTCCATCACGCCACCCCGAAGATATCCAGCACGTCTTGCGCGCAGCGTTTGGCGATGATCTCGCAGTAGCGTTCCTCCAGCTCCACGCCGATAACCTTGCGGCCCAGGTTCTTGGCGGCTACCAACGTCGCCCCGGAGCCGGCAAATGGATCCGCGATGATGCCTGGCGGGCACTTCTCGATCAGGCGCTCCATGAGCGGGACCGGCTTGGGCGTCGGGTGCGCATCGCGGTTCGACACGGGCGGCTTGTTGTGGACCAGCACGTTAGGCCCGCGCTTGCCAGTGAAGCCCTTGCCGATGACGTATATTTCCTCGTCCGAGTTCCCCCAGGGGAAGTTGAGGTCACCCATTCCAGGATCCTCCCCCTTGGACCAGATCAGCCGGGCGCGGACGTTGGCCGGGCGCGGCACGCTCCACTTCCCGAAAGCTATGGCAGGACGCCCCCCCCATGCGGCCAGTGCGGCGTCCCGGACCTCCACCGTCGTATCCCCAGCGATAGCCTGGCTGGGTCGATGCTTGACCCAGCCAGATTCATACGCCATCCCATACGGCGGGTCGGTCACCAGCACATCAGCGTCCAGCCATTCCCGATGCTCGGTGAGGCAGTCGCCGTGGTAGAGCGTCACGTAGTCGTCTTCGTAGTAGAGGCTCATCGGTTCACCCTCGGTTGCTTGGCCCGGTACGCCTCAACATCAGCCCACGGGATCCGGATAGGGGAGGTACGCCCGTTCGTCTTGTACGCGTTCGGGAAGTCCCCGGACCGTGCCATCGTCCGCACCGTTTCGGGGTGCATGGACAGGAACTCGGCCACGTCCTTCACACGGGCATCCCCGGTCACGCCGTCACCTCCCACGCGTCGAAGAACGCGTCCAGAGCCTCTCGGGATGCGCTGCCGTAACGTGCATGGTGGCAGGCGTCAACATCCGACCGCGCCCCCTTTGCGCGGCAAGACTCGGTCCAACTGATCAGCGACCCGCCCTCCACTTCCAAGGAACCCGGCACAAGACGGTTGGGCTTCTCACCCATAGACGCGATCAGCGCCTTCTCAGCACGGCGGTTACGGGACTCCTGCGCCTTGCTCACGCGGTCACCTCCTGCGGGAGGTGCGCGCCAGCCCACGCGGCGTAAAAGATCGCCTCACGGAAGTTGGAATACGTCTCCCGGCCCATCGGGGTATCGATGTACCAGAAACGCCGGGACGGGACCTGAACCAGGCAGCAGTCGTCTTTGCACTGGTAGACGTGGATCGGCTTCATGCGGTGGTCCATTCGTGAAGTGGTTTGGCTTCCATGCCCAGCGCGGCGGCGATGGTCAGCTCAAGGCGGGCGCCCCGGCTGTTATGCGAGCCCGGAAGGAACGCCACAGCGTCGGCCTGGATGACCTGACGAATCGCTGCCCGCATGTAGCCCTCCCATGAGTCGCACTCGGGATTCCGGGCAGGGTTCAGGACGTAGTGGCCAGCGGCACGGAGGTCGGCTTCCGCCGCGTGGAACGCTGGGTAGTTGTACTCGGGGAGCCCGGACATGGGGCCGGCGATGTAGAGCCTCATGCGGCCCTCCAGGTACGGCAGACCCCACCGCGGCGGCCGGGACGCTTCGATTCCACGAACCCCACCCGGCGGATCACCCCGTCTTCAGCGGCGTGCCGGAACAGCGCACCCCATTGCCCCGACGTCGATGGGTTCCGCAGCTCCGCCTTGACGGTCAGGTCGTATGCGGTGAACGGCTTGCCTTCCTTCGCCACACGCTCCAGCGCCTCGCGGGCGTCAGACTCCCACTCACAATCTTCGAGGACGGCGGCTTTCACTGCTTGCCCGTCGAGAGCTCGGCTGCGGGGAGGATGGACTCGGGCTTGAAGATGATCCGGGTGTGATAGACACTCACGTCGATGGGGGCAAGCTGCTCAACGAAGTAGGCCGTGTTGTCGCTGAGCCCAAGGAAGTCCTTGTTGTACTCGTTGTCCGCGACCTTGCAGGTAACGTCCAGCTTCTTGGAACCGGGGTCCGGGCTGACGGAGCAGCGGCCTTCGATGGTCATCAGGTACTTGTCTGTGATGCCATTGAAGAACACAATGCGGCGCTGGACTTCGAAGTTGTCCGCGGCCTTGGATAGGTTGTCCGATGCCGTCTTGGCGTCAGACTGGCAGCCGGAAAGCATGGCCGCAGATGCCAGAGCGGTTGCGATGACGGCGAACGCCTTGCGTCGGGCGCTCATTTGGTGGCCTTGGGGTTTCGGATGACGGACGGGGCGACACCCAGGAACGCGGCAGCATCGTGCAGGCGCTTGTCCGTCATCCCCCGGAACCCGGATTCGATGCGGGCAACCATGACGTGGGTCCGGTAGCCGAGGGCGGTGGCGAGTTCGGATTGGGTGACGCCGCGGGAGAGCCGGGCGGCGCGGAGGTTCTCTCCGGTGGTGGTCGGGTCGGGGTCGTTGTGGCGGGGACGTGGCCCGCGCTTCTTGATGGTTTCCATGCTGCCAACATTACGGAACATTAGGGAACTTTGCAAGAGGGAGACGGGAACAACCCCGAAATACTTCCCTAATGCCACGGATGTAGTTTTCGAACATACTTTCGAACAACCAACACCCCGCCGAATATTGGCAAGAGTTCCCCCACAAACGCCGCTTGTTTACCTGTAGTACATAGGTGATTCTTAGTGTGTGGAATACACCGAAGCACTCAAAACCATTGGCCGGCTCGTCAGGAACGGGCGGCTGGAAATGGACACTGCGCAGCAGCCGTTCGCCAGGGACGCAGGCGTGGACCTAAAGACCCTGCGGACCCTCGAAACCGGCGACCGCGCCCCACGGGACACCACTCTGATCAAGATAGAAGCCGCGCTGGGCTGGCGGCAGGGCGTCATCCGAGAAGTCCTCGACCACCATAAAATCATCCCCATAGCCTCCGTCACGCTGGACTATCTGCGCGAAGGTGCAAAGGAGGATACATGGCTGGATCTGGCGGCCGAAGAGGAGCGGAACCTCCAGCCGGTACGGAAGGCCTCGCTCCTCTCCAATGAGGAAATAATCGGCGAACTTTTGTATCGATTGCGTCACGAACAGCGGGGCATGGACGGAGATATCAGGGAGTAAACCCGCCCGCGTGACGCCCGAAAACGTATGCCGATTAAGGAACCTTGGGGAACTGCCCTTACACTCAGATATCCGGCCAGCAGGTCGGACTTTTGACTGGGGAAAAGACAACCAAACATGCGCATCACGCAAGGACTCACCACCTCACAAACCATGCACAACCGCGGCCACGTGTTCTACGGCACCACCTGCCCCACAGGCTGCGACGACGCCGCCAAATGGGCGGCCCGCAGGCTCATCACACCCCGGGCGTTCCTCACCGCACGCCGGACCTCCATCGGGCTTGATGACATGGCTGAACGTCTCGGCTGCGAGCCCAAGGACATTTGCAGTTACATCGCCTCCCTTGACCCGGATGAGTGGCTGATCATGGTCAGACTCACCGGAACCACCGGGATCTGTGATGGCCAGGGTTGAGGACAACTGGACCCGCAAGGACCGGACCCGCACAGCCCTGTACGGGAAGGGCTTGCGCTGGCGTGCCGTGTGGGTGGAGGGCGGTAAGGAACGCAAGAAGTCGTTTGCCACCAAAGACGCGGCCACCCGGCACGTCATTAACACCCAAGCCAACATCAACGACGGCACCCACCACCCCACCACCGCAGGGACCATGACTCTTGCCGCGTGGGCTGAAATATGGTTCCACGCCCAAGCCCACCAACGGGACGGCTCCCGGGAAACAATCCGCCGGCGAATGGACCGCAACATCATCCCCACACTCGGTCACCACCGGTTACGTGATCTGAACCGGGCGAATATCCAGCACGCCATCACCGTGTGGGCGGAAACTCTCGCCCCGTCCACGATCAAAACCACGTACGTCTACCTGGCCGGGATGCTCAAGGTGGCTGTGGCGGACAAGCACATCACCACCATGCCCACGGCGGGGGTGCGGCTGCCCAAGGTGGAGCGGGCCCCAGTGAGACCCATGAGTGTTGAGACCGTCCAAGCCCTGCTGGGCGCCATTGGGGGCCCGTACCGGGAGGCTGTGGTGTTTGCTGCGGCGACGGGGTTGCGGCCGTCCGAACTGTTCGGCATCACCTGGGACCGCATGGACCTGGGGGCCGGGGTTGTGGTGGTGGACCGGCAGTTGGTACGGCGCACCGCGGACGGGCCGCTGCTGGGCCCGCTGAAGACGGACTCCTCGTACAGGTCGGTGAAGTTCGGCGCGGCAACTGCGGCCATGCTCACGGCCGGGGCGCCGGGGGATCTGGTGTTCCAGAACACTGCCGGGGCCTGTTACCGGAACACGCGGGCCATGGCGTGGCAGGCCGCCCGGGAGCTCGTGCCCGCCATCGGCGACGGGTGGCATCAGCTCCGCCACCACCACGCCTCACTGCTCATTGCCGCGGGCCTGTCCCCGGTGGCCGTCGCCCACCGGCTCGGCCACAAGGACGCCACTCAGACCCTAGAGACGTATGGCCATCTCTGGGCTGATGACGACACGCGTATGGTTGCCGCATCTGATGGGCTCTTCACCTTGCCGGAGTAGCGCGCCCGCGACGGAGTCCCCGGACGATTAGCGAAGCGTGATGTCGGGTCATCCCGAGTTCGGCGCCGATGCTCTCATATGTCATTCCACGTTCTCGCATCTCCCGGACCTGCCCTATTTGCTCGTCCGTGAATCGGTGCTGGGAACTGTTCTCGCCGAACGGGGAGCGCTCTTTTTCAGCCATATCCCGCATGTTGTCGTGGAGTGTGCCGGGAAACAGATGGTCAGGGTTGATGCATATCCGATTGTCACACCGGTGGAGGACCGATAGCCCGTCAGGTATTGGCCCGATCCATGCCGTGTAAGCGGCGCGGCTTGTTGTCATAGGCCGCCATGCCCCAGACGCGCTTTGAAGTCCGGCCGCAACGGTCCCGTATCCGCCAGGGTTTGTTGACCCCTGCCATTCCCAGCATCCAGACTCCGATACTATCCATCCGATCCTGCGAAGGCGTGAGTCTAAGGAGTCACCTGGAGCCGATATCTCCCGCGGTCGATCTCCAGTCTGCCCTGCCGTCCATTTCCGTAGATAGTGCAATTTGCACCACCCGCGTGCATAAAACGGCCGCCCACAGTCTTCCTCAACGCATATACGCTTCGACATTCCCACTCCTGTCTCTTATATGGTTATCTTACCATGGGCTGACGACGATGACCGCATGGTGTCCGCCTCGGATGGGCTGCTGGTGCTGCCCTCCCTGATACCTCCCCAGGGG